CGTGATAAGTTAATTAAGCAAGAGAGGGATGATGTATTTTCAGACACTTGATGATAAAACTGAATGTGTGGGTGTATACAAGGATGGAAAGCTATATTTTGATAATTTTCCAGATGATCTAAAGAGGACTTGGAGATATTCTGGCTCTATTGTCGATCAGGATATTGAATATGGTTGGATATACACGCAAGGTAAGACACTGAGGGAGGCATGCCCCCCTGAGCTTGAGAAAGAGCTAAATTCAAACATTAAAAAGATGGAAGCTTTTTTCAAATCTTTTCAAATCGCTAAATTAGATATGAACCAACATTGTATCTTTGATCTGATACCAGAGGACTCGTTAGCCTCATTTTGCGAGATTAAAAACAAGATTACTGAATACGTCTTCGCTACATGTGACAAGCCAGAAAACTACAACTTCCTGAACGAAGCTTCAAAATTGTTATATTCTATCCGCGAGCGTAAAGTAAATATTGATATTTCTGATTGCAAAAGCATGTTCACAAACACAAATAATCGTATTGGATTGCAAAAGATAACCAACGGTTCTAAAAACATTGATTACAACCTCTTTGGCACCGTTACGGGTCGCCTTAGCACTTATCCTAGGTCTTTCCCCATCTTAACGATGAAAAAGGATTTTAGGCGTGTTATAAAGCCCCATAATGACTGGTTTCTTTCTTTGGATTATAATGGCGCCGAAGTTAGGACTGTGTTGTCGCTTTTGGGCCATCCACAGCCTGATGAAGACATCCATGCGTGGAACATCGCCAATGTTTTCAATTCAACAAATCACAAATCACTGCCAGAACGCTCAGATGCGAAAGTGATGTTTTTCGGGTGGTTATACAACCCAGAATCAAAAGTAATCGAGTCAGAATTATATGATCGCGATGCCATCATTGAGGATTTCTATTGTGACGGTAAAGTAAAAACTGTCTTTGGGAGAGAAATAGAGATTGACAGAAGAAGAGCACTCAGTTATATTATTCAGAGCACCACTTCAGACTTAGTCCTTGACAGGGCAGTCGAGATATCAAAAATGCTTGATGGTAAAAAAAGTTTTGTGTCACACCTTATTCACGATGAGGTGGTTATTGATTTAGCAGATGAGGATAAGGTTTTGGTTCCAGAGATAAAAGAGATTTTCTCCAATAACAAACTTGATAAATTTATGGTTAACATAAGTGCTGGCAAAAATTTTTATGATTTGGATGAGTTGAAATTATGATATCTATTGTAGGTATTGGCAACGCGGCTTCGTCGATTGCCTCTAAATTCAGCAACATTCCCCAGTATGATGTCTACACGTTGAATTCAAAAATCAAAAAGAACACGGATCACGAATTTAAATTAAAGTCGTTTGAAAAACCAGAAGATTATGAGAATAGCATTCCAGATTTAGGTGATTTTTTTGACGACGTCAATGAACGTATACAAGTCTTTATTACCGGAGCATCTTTAAGTTCTATTTACAGCCTTGGAATTCTAGAGCAGATAAAAGATAAAGAATTAGATGTTTTCTACATTAAACCAGATATAGAATTGCTAACCGGTGCACCCCGTTTGGTGGAAAACATTGTTTTTGGTGTATTACAGGAATATGCACGTTCTGGTAATCTACGTTCATTTACTATCTTCTCGAATGAGAATATCGAAAAAATACATGCCTCCATCAACCTTAAGACATATTATGATACGCTTAACGACACGATATTTTCGGCTGTTCATTATCTGAATTACTTTGAGCATACTGAGCCACATATTGGCAACATGTCAAAACCTAGCGATATCAGCCGCATACGTTCAATCGGAATGTTGAACATGAAGAAAATTGAAGAAATGTGGTTATTTGACCTTGACATGGAACGAGAACTATGCTATTATATGTGTATAAATTCTGATAGACTTGAGGGAGAGGTTGGTCTTCATAAGAAGTTGGTTGATATCTTAAAAAGCAAACCTAGGAATGCTTTTAGGAAGATTTCTTATTCCATCTATGAAACAGAATTACAAGATTTTGGGTTTGTCGTTGCCCATACAAATGCGACACAAATAAACAAAAATACTCTTGACAAGCTAGAGCAAGAGTGATACATTAGATGCTGTGGAACGCACAGTATACTTTACAACAACAATAGGAGAAAATACTAATGTCAATCAATATGGACCTAATGCGCAAGAAACTTGCCTCACTACGTGGCGAGGGCCAACGCGACGGAGATTCGATCTTCTTTAAGCCTGATGAAGGTGACCAAGATATTCGGATTGTTCCAACATCAGATGGAGATCCACTCAAGGAGATGTTCTTTCACTACAATGTGGGTGAACACAAGGGCGGCATTGTTTGCCCCAAGCGTAACTTTGGAGAACGCTGTCCAATTTGTGACTTCGCCTCTGCTGTCTGGAAGGAGGGCACTGAAAACAACGATGAAGAAGCTAAGAAACTAGCTAAGTCTTTATTTGTTCGCGGCCGGTATTTTTCACCAGTGGTTGTTCGAGGTCGAGAAGAACAAGGTATTAAGGTATATGGATACGGGAAGAAGGCATACGAATTGCTTCTTGGATATATTCTTGATCCCGAATACGGAGATGTCACAGATGTGAATGAGGGAACTGACATCACTTTGACTTACACTAAGCCCACCACCCCGGGCGCATACCCTCAAACCAACATGAAAATGAGGCGAAATACGTCTTCTTTACTTGAAGACTCGGAAGCGATCCCTGCCCTCCTTGATCGTATGCCTGACTTTGCCTCACTATTCGAACGCAAAACCCCCGAACAGATCGACGCGATTCTCGATGAACAATTAGTAAACCCATCATCTGCAGAGTCCCTGTCAAATGAAACTACAGCGTATGGAAAAAGTAGTTCTACCAGTGATGTTGATCGAGCGTTTGATGAACTTATGAGCAATAAGTAAATAGTTTGGTTTGTGGAAAACCGCTAGCAGACCGGTTAAAGTCTGCCCGTTTACTAATCACAAAAGGAGTAATACTATGGATTGGTTAAAATCACAATGGGCCTCATGGAAGGTCAAGGTCAGCGTCGTTGGAGGAGCCCTTGTTGTAGCAACAGCATACGGCACCTGCGAGGTTGATCCCGGAGAGGTGTCAAACAACACCACTGGAACTACTGAAGAAGTTACTGAGACAGTTGAAGTCTCTGCGACTACTAACACCGGTGAGGATGTCACAACAAACACCACCACCAGTGAAGTAGGAACAGAAACTACAACCACGGGTGAGGCTGGAACGTCCACAACGTCCACCAGCACGGGTGATGGAACTACCACCACTGAAACTACAACTGAGTAGTGGATTAAGCCGCTGGCAGACCGGTGCAAAGTCTGCCGCTTTTAAGGAGACAAGAAGATGAGATTCGTTTTACCAGTTCTTGCTGCTAGCCTATTAATGGGTTGCAGTGACAAGGATGACGATACTGCGGTCGATACCGCTGATTCTGTTGATACAGCAGCAGAGTAAATATAGCCGCTGGCACACCGGTAAAAAGTGTGCCGCTTTTTAAAAAATAGTATACAAACATTTTAAACAGTGTTATATTATGAAAGTCCTAATAAGAAATTTCTTATTAATAGTAAGAAGCAGACATGTGCTGTTATTTCCTTGTTAGGCAAAGTTAAATAAATTTTTTGGTTAATTTCAAAAATAAATAATAGGAGTAAAATTATGAAAAATTTAAGTAATGAGTTGCCACGCTTAAAAGTGGCAGGCACCGAAGAGGAAATGGTGCCCGGACCCCAACTGGTAGAGTCCCTTAGACACTCAGGTTATAGTTACTGGACCGCAATTGACGAATTGGTAGATAACTCTGAAGATGCAGAGGCAAAAAACGTCAACATTGATTTTTATTGTAAAGGAGAAATGGTTGACAAAGTTCATTCTAAGAAAGATGTCGATTTGATTGTTATTGCTGATGATGGCAATGGAATGAACAAAGAAGAATTGCGTAAATGCCACCAGCTTGGTTCGGTGAGGAAGTATGCAAAAGAAGATATCGGTAAGTTTGGTTTAGGTGGTATCTTGGGTTCAATTGCAATCGCACGAAAAGTGATGGTTGTAACGAAACAGTATGGTACCATTATTGGCCGATTAACTGACTTGGATAATATTGAATCTAAGGGCAAACTTGTCTCCACTCACTATGAAGAGAGTCAGCTACCTGATTATTATCTCAACATGTTTAAGGAACGTGTGCCAGACGAACAAGAGAGTGGCACTTGTATTTTTCTTGAACAATTAGATAAAATGAGCACTACAAGATATGGAAATATCCGCACAAAATTAATGGCTCATTTAGGTCAGCAATATTTTTCTTTTTTAGCCCGACAAACTTTGACTATTACAGTAAACGGCGCCCGAGTTGATGATCAACACCCCATTCACTGGGACGATGCTCCCCCTGACGCCCGTGTTCACGAAGATACTTTTGATTGGGCAGATCCATCAGGCCAAACCCATAGATTTACCTTGCAAATTGTTGATCTTACATCGATGAATGTGACCACAAAGACCGGTCAAGGTGGTTACTTTGTCAGAAACGGTAGACTGTTATGCGGAGGGATTACAAACAATGATAGCTATGGTGTTAGTGGTTTTTGGAACGATCATGCTGACAGTCGATATGTTCGTTGGATGATTCAATTTTCTTCTGACTCTGATGAAGTGATGGGGGTCGGATTTCAAAAGAAATCAATCCAGTGGCACAAATCACTAAACGACAAGATTGCATCTATTGTGAAACCTCACCACACTAGAATAGCAGCAGTAACCGGGAAGAAGCGTAAAAACGGTGTGCTAAAGTCAGTCAATGACCAGATTCTGGAAGATATCAAAGACAAACTCAATAAAACAAAAAATGGAGTTTGGGATATTCATGTTCACGATTTGGGACG